TCAGAACTTCTCGACCCAGGGCCGCAGGTCGAGCTCGTGGGTCCAGGCGCTGCGTGGCTGGCGGTGGAGCTGCCAGTAGGCCTCGGCGATCGCTGCGGGATCGAGGGCGGAGTCGGCGCCGTTCGTCTCCTGGTAGTCCCGATGGCGTTCGGAGGCTATGTGCCCATCGACGATGACATGCGCGACATGAATGCCGCGCGCCCCCAGCTCGCGCGCCATACTCTGTGCCAGTGCGCGCAGCCCGAACTTGCCCACGGCGAACCCGGCGAAGCCGGTGCCGCCGCGCAGACTGGCCGTCGCGCCGGTGAACAGGATCGTGCCGCGTCCGGCACGGACCATGCGGCGCGCTGCCTGCTGGCCGACATGAAGGCCGCCCAGGCAGGCCACGCGCCAAGCCCCCTCGACCGCGGCGGGGTCGAGGTCCAGCACCGATCCGCGCAGCATCGCGCTGGCGTTGTAGACGACCACGGACGGATCGGCGAGGTCGCGGCCGACGTGATCGAACAGTTTCGCCACGTCCGCCGCGTCGGCAGCATCGCAGGCATAGGTCCGAATCCTGGCGTCGCCCATCGCCAGCCGGTCGAGCCTTTCCTTGGCGCGAGCGGCAATCGCCACGCTATGTCCGCCGGCAGCAAACCGGAGCGCCAGGGCCATTCCCAACCCGGGCCCAGCTCCGACAACCAACGCGACCGGGAGATCGGCCATGGCCCGCACTAGCGCTGCGCGTATTGGATGGCGCCGAACAGTATCTCTCTGGCCTTGTCATCGATCGGGCCGGTGCGGCGCTTGTCGGCCAGAAGCTCCAATCCCTTCTTGACCGCGGGGCGCGCGTTGATGGCCTCGAACCAGCGCTTCAGGTTCGGATGGTCGTCAAGATTCTGCCCCTGCCGTTCCCACGACCGCAGCCACGGAAAGACCGCCATGTCGGCGATCGAATAGGCACCGGCCAGGTACTCCGCCTCGCCCAGCCGTTTGTCGACCACGCGATAGAGCCGCGTCGCCTCTTTGGTGTAGCGGTTAATCGCGTAGTCGATCTTTTCCGGCGCATACTGACGGAAGTGATGCGCCTGACCGAGCATCGGGCCGATACCGCCCATCTGGAACATCAGCCACTGGATCACCTGGTAGCGTCCGCGCAAGTCCTTCGGCATAAACTTGCCGCTGGTTTCCGCCAGGTACATCAGGATGGCGCCCGACTCGAACATCGCCAGCGGCTTGCCGTCCGGCGCGTCGTGATCGACGATCGCCGGCATCTTGTTGTTGGGGCTTATCTTCAGGAACTCGGCCTTGAACTGGTCGCCGCGTTGGATATCGACGGGGATGACGCGGTAGGCTCGGCCGATCTCTTCCAGCATGATCGAGACCTTGTAGGCATTGGGCGTCGGCCACGCATAGAGATCGAGCATCGGCATCCTCGTCTGTTGGAACCCTCGGGTTCATCCTAGGTGGCCTCGCCCTGCGCGTCCAGTATGTGCCGCAAACACAGAAGGCGCTCCACCGGGGTTCTCCGATGGAGCGCTGCTATGCACCACTGTCGGCTGCTACTTCGCGCTGCGCAGCGTGGCGGATCGTCCGTTCGCGTCGCGCAGCTTGTCGAAACTGCGCAGCGCACCCATGCCGAGCATGGCAAAGACGAGTTCCCACAGGTGATCGTTCACGGCCGGCATCGCGAATCCCGGCCGCCACATGGCAATGATGCCCCCTAGGATCGGCGCGAGCAGGAACGAATAGCAGATGCCCATGCCGAGCACCCAGCCAATGAACGGCCGCCACCCGGCAACGAAAATGCTGGCATGCTGTGCCTCCGCACGATTGACCTCGAGTTGTGCCAGATCGAACTTGGAGAGCGTTTCGATCAGCTCGACCATCATCCGCTGCTTACGCTCAGGGTCAGGTATCAAACGGTCCACCACCGGCGCAACGGCCTCGATCACCTTGCCGATGACTGGCGCCATGCCCGATGCGCCGCCGATCAGTGCGGCGATCGCTCCAAGTGCCGCCACCATCCACGCCTCCTTGCCTATCCGATCCCCAGCATCGCCTTCAGGCGCCCCACGGCGAAGGAACCCGCCGCACCCGCCGCGATTGCCAGGCCAAGCACCACGCCGACCCCGGACTGGCGCAAACGGTCGAGCCGCTCGGTCCGCCGCGCCACCTCGGCGATCGCCACGTCGGCACGGGCGCGCCATTCGCGGGTGTGCTCGATGTGAAGGTCAAGCTTCGCTTCAATGCGGCCCAGTGCGGCCGCAACGTCCTCGCCGTCCATGGTCAGGCCCCCTTGTCCCAGGAAGCTCCGGGTCGCCGGGGCGCCACCCGTTCGGCCACGAAATCGGCACCGGCAGCGACAAGACACGACCGCCCGCTTGCGGGATCGACGAACACCACCGACCATTCGCGATTGGAGGGGTTGAGCCATAACTGCGTCACCGGTCCACCGGTCGCCTTGCCCTGGGCGACCACGGCTTCGCCGTTGGCTGTCAGTGCGGCTTCCAGGTATTCCGTTGCACCGCAGGCAAGCATGTAGGGCACCGGCACCACCGCACGAGCAGGATCGGCCCGACAGTCGCCCCCAACACAGCAGGCGACAGCTACCGGCGCGAGCCTTTGCAGGCACACCCGCGCAACCAAGTCGAAAGCCGTCACGGCGCGTGATGTCCTGCGCCCAGCAGGGCCCGCGGCAGATGCACCGGTAGCGGGGAGCGATCGTCCAGCAGCGGCTCGCGCCGCGCCGCGCGCTCGATCAGCCCGGCCATCCGCGCTTGCTGCTCGTGAATCGCATCGCCACGCGTCTCCACCGCCGCCTGGATCCCGATCAGCCGGCGGTTCAGATCCGCCAGCAGGAATGGAACCCAGCGGTCGGCGCAAGCCCATTCTGCGACCGTCTCGCCGGTATTCGGGTTCTGCCCCTGGAACATCGTCCATTTCGGGCAGTCGCGCTCCAGCCGTGCCTCGTGGCACGACTTCGCCATCTCCGTGTACGGACACGAGGTCGTCCTCGGATCGTAGGGCATGAAGGCCTCGCTAGATTTTCACGCAGATGCAGCCGTCGACATACTTCACGGCCAGCGTCAGGCCATGGCTGTGCGCCGCGCCACCGCCGGTCGATCCGGAGCTGTTGGTGCTGGGACCGCCAGTGTTCGACGCGCTAGACCCGGACGTGACCGCGGCGCCGTCTGCCTCGCCCGCGTTCGGGTTGATGTTGGCGCCGGATATGCCGCCCGTGTTGTTGTAGTGCGACTTGCTGTAGGTGTGGGTATGCGCCATGCCGTGGGTATGGTTGCCCAGGTCATGGCTGTGTGCCGGCAGATCGGAGATCTGCAGCGCGTAGGCGCTCGTGCTGCTATTGGCGAAGGCGGTGGTGAAGTCGACCGACCCGCCGGTCGCGGTGCTGGCCGAGGTTCGCACCCGGATCGCGGCCTGGTCGTAAGCCGCCGTCGTATCGATCGACCAGCCCGCCGGCGCGGTGGCGATGGCGGGGAACAGCAGCTTGGTTCCGGAACGGGCGAGGACCGCTGGTATGGCCGTCCCGTTTCCCGACAGGATGTGCAGCGCGACGGTAAGCGGCTCGTTCTGAAGGCTGCCTCCGTCCCAAGCCACCGTTACCGTGTTGGTTGGTGCCGCATAGCTCGCGGCGCTGATAGTGCCGTAGATCGTGCCGGTGGCACCGCCCTGCGCGCGCACGCGTCGGCCAGGGTGATAGACGGGCGTCCGATCGATGCCGCCGCCGATCGTGAACTGCGTGCCGCTGACATAGGCATGGGTGTAACCGAAGTTAATCCACTCGGCAGTCTCGTACCAGGCGCGGATATCCGCCATCATCTGTCGGCCGGCGTCATTGACCGCCGACGGCGCCATGCCTTCCGGCCAGCCATGCGGCGGTGCCGCGCTGTTGTTCGCCGCTGTGGCGGAATATGACTCGATGCCCATTGCTCACAACCACTTTCTCAAGGCAGCGCCCGCAAGACCGGACCCGAAGGCGGAGCCGAAACCCGCAAGGCCCGTGCCGAACACTCCCGACAACAAGCCGCCGCCACTGCCTTCCTGCGTCTGCACTCCATAGCTGCTGCTCGAGCCGGTATTCGTCACGCTGCGGCCGCCATAGTCACCGGCCAGCATCGCCAGACGCGCCTGCTCGGCCTGCCAGGGCGCAAGCTGGTTGAACTGGTAACGCTGCACATCCCGGTCGATCGCGGCCTGGCGATAAGCGTCGGCCGTGCTTCCGTAGCGCGCCAGCGCGTCAGCGTCCGCATAGTCGGCGGCCGCGAGCGCTGGCGCGCGCCCGGCCGCCGCTTCCATCGCCGTTCGCTCCCGCGCATAGTTCTGTCCATAGATCTCGGAGGCTAGGCGGCCAAGGGTCTCTCCCAGCGCCTGCTGCGCGCGATCCACCTGCTTGCCCATTGCTCCCGGTCCGTAGCGGCCGGCGGCCGAGAACATCGAGGCGACCGCCGGCAGCGTGCTGTCGACGAAGCTTTGACGGACCCGCGCGGCTGCGTTGCCGTAGACGCTGTCGAGATAGGGATTTCCCGCCAGATAGTCTCCGGCCAGAACGGCCCGATTGTACTGCTGCGCACCATGCAGGTCTGGCGAGCCGCCCATCGCACGGGCATAGGCCATGCGCTCGGCCGCAAGCGAGGTCGGCGACCGTTCTGCCGTCAAGGCGCCGGCGTAGTACTCCGGCGGCCGCATGCCAGCGATGAGCTCGAGCTGCGGCCGGATATACGCCATCTGCCAGTCCGGCAATGCGGTCGTGGATTGGCTGGCCTGCTGAGCCGTGTTGTGGGTTTCGGCTTTTCGGTCCGAAGAGCCGAACAGAAGGTCGAAGAATCCCATGGTAGGGTCACCCTATGATCAGGACACAGAAGTGCCGGTCGGTTGCGCTGCTCGCCACGTGCGTCACCGTCGCGCCACCGGCGCGACGCTCGGATATGAAGGTGGTCGGAAGGGCGCCGGCTGCGCTGTCCGTCAGTGGCGCAAGCGCGATGAAGCTGTCGGGCCCGATGCGCTGGTCGGTCAGGACCGTCATCGATGCGCCCGGATTCAACGTCAGCATCGTCGTCGCGTTGACTTTGCCGCGCATCGCCAAGTTTATCACGGTGGCGAGTTTGCGCGCGTCGCCTCCCTGCGGCGGCAGAACGGGAAAGCCCATCCGGTCCTTCCTATCGCCGCCCTGCGGCCGCCATGCCGCTTCCTTCGACACCGAGCGCAGCCGTGAATGGACCGGCGATTCGCGTGCGAAAGCGATGATAGCGCGCATTCGATCGAATCCGGCATTCACCGGTCGCGTCAGCGACCGCGATGCTGCCTTCGATCGCCGGTTGCGTCGGCAGGTCGCGGGTCAGTGGCTGGACACTGACCGACTGCGCCCCGTCGACGACCGGCCTGACGCTGGTGACAACGGTGCGCCCGCCGGCCGTCGGCGCAAGCCTGACCTCCGCGGTGTCGATCAGTGCCGGTAGTGGATCCCCGGTGAAGAAGCACAGCGCGTGGGTGCCGTCGAACGCCGCCAGCGACACGCTGCGACCCGTATAGATTGCGCTGTCGAGACTGGCGTTCAGCGTCTCCAGCGAATCGCTCACCGTGTCCAGGCTGTCGAGCGTATTGCCTTCGGACAGGGCCCGGAACAGCAAGTCGCATCGCAGTTCGGCCAGCGACCATTTGCGGTTAACCCAATCGAAGACAAGAATGCGGTCAGGCGTGCCGCCAGCCGCGTTCACGCTGGGATAGGCGCAGTAGTACAGACGGTTGACCGGATCCGCGACGGCCGACACCCGGTCGAGGTGAGCGAGGTCGATGGCATCCGCGCCGCTCAGGAACGTCCGGTCGATCCTGTCCACGCCGATCGGTATCGACGACTGGCCGTCCCAGATATACCAGCCGTCGCGATCCAGGAAGAAGGTCAGCCTGCCGGCGGTAGCGACGCTGCCGGGAACCCAGACGCCGCGATTGCGCTCGATTTCGTCGAACTGGAATACGATCGGCGCTCCGACATAGGTCATCCGGAAGATCGCCGTCTCGCAGAACACCGTACCCGCTTCGCCGCCGACGATCCGCTGTACCGCGCCTCCCGTCTGCAGGTCCTGGAAGTCGGACTGGCTCAGCGCACCGCCTTCCTCGAAGAGGCCGACATTGTTGATACCCGACCACCACACCCGGGATGGCACGATGCCATCGGCCCCCTCGCCGACGGAGTCGTCGATGTTGCCAAGCACGGTGAAGTCGCGAATGATCGCGATATGCCGTGCACGCGGGCGCCGATCAGAGATGATGGCGTTGGTGAACGCGCTGGCGCCGAATACATGCTGTTGCAGCGGCTCGCTGATGGTGGTCGCCAGCATCGATTCGCCCCACTTCGCGAACTCCCAGGCCTCGCCTTCGTTCACCGCATAGCCCGGCTCCCCATCGGAGCCCCCTCCGGACCGGTCCTGCCACGAGGAAGCGACCAGCTGAAACAACCGCGCCTGGTTGCCGGTACCGCAGATGCCGGCGTAGTTGATCGTGTTTCCGTCCTTGTCCTTCGCTGCGATCGCGCCGACTATGCGGTCGGCCAGTGGCCCGGGACCGGCATAAACGGCGAGTCCCGGAAAGCACCGGTAGCCGCGCGCCTGCGGGATGCAGTTGCGCGCTGCAAGTACACCCGGATTGCCGAGCGCGGCCAGGTCCGGCGCGTAGTCGCCGAATGGGATGATGGTCATGTCTGTGCCCTCAGCGCCTTGCGTTCCGCGATGCGGGCGCGCGCCGCGTCCGACAGGTCGTCCCCGCGGATCGTCTCGTTGCGCAGCAAGGCCTCCACCAGCTCCTCGACCACCCGCGCCATCCCGGCGTCGGTGGCCGCCAGCGCCGATGCTTTGATGGCGGCTACCTCCGCCGGGCCGAAGACGATTTCACGTTCCTCGAGAAGCTCCGGCTGGCCGTCCGGGCCTTCGCGGCCGCTGAAAGTCTGGATCGTGGTCTTCATCATGTGCCGGTCCGCAGGGTTATCATCGGCACGTCAGTGCTGCCGGAGGCATAGCTGGGCGTTCCCCAGGGGTCCGGGAGCGCGCCGTAGGTGAAGGACCGCGACATCCGGTAGTCGGCGGTTCCCGGCGTCGCGACGCCGATGGCATAGGCCGCCATGTGCGCGACCGTATTCGCCCGCACGGTCGGCGCGCCGTCGCTCACCAGCGCAACGCCGTACATGCCGGCGTCCAGCGCCTGGCTGATCGTGATTTCCTTGATGCCGGTCGTGCCCACGGAGACGGTACCCGCATCCAGGATGCGGCTGGTCGGCGCTCCGTCGGCCCAGCGATAGATGCCCAGGCGCGCGGTTCTCCCGGCATCGGCCGTGGTGACGTCGATGCCGATCCGCACGAACGTGGCGGTATCGCCGACCGCCCAGGGGATGACATAGAGCGTGTTGGCCGCCAAGGTCAGGGTGAGGGTGGCGTTCGGCGCGACTGCCTGTCCGCCGTGGAAGCGACTCGGGTGCCACCCGCCGAGCGACAGGCCGGCCTTGCTGATCGCCGGCCCGTTGATCGTGCCGCCGGTCAGGGACACGGCATTGGCGTTCTGCGTGGCGATGGTTCCCAGGCCGAGGGTCGTGCGCTGCGCGGCGGCGTCGGCATCGTCCACCAGCGCGCGGCCGGCGGCGGTGAAATCGGCCAGCGCCGCCGTGCCCGATCCGGTGAAATACGGCACCTTGTCGGCGGCACTCGCCAGCCCGGCAATGGCCTGCAGCTCGGCGTTTTGCGCCTGCACGTCGGTGCCGATGGCCAGGCCGAGCGTCGTGCGCGCCGCCGCCGCGTCCGCATCGTCCAGCAGCGTGCGCGCGAACGAGGTCAGGTCGGTCGTGGCGAATGTATCCGGCGCTGTCGCATAGACCAGCTTGTTGGCAGCCGTGACCACGCCAGCCAGCGCGGTCAGCGTGTTGTCGAGCGGCTGATACGTGACCGGCAGCGCGGCCACGGCCGACTGCAGCGCCTCGATCTCCGACTTGGCGGCCGAGAAATTGGCGCGCACGCTCGCCGTGGTGGGCGTGCCGGCGACCGGCTTGGTGGGGTCGATGGAGCTGGTCATCGCAGCACCATGGCCCAGCCCGTCGGCGGTGCGGCCGTCGCGGTCCAGCCTGCAACCAACGGTGCCGTCGGCGCGACGAACGGCGAGGTTGGATCCCAGATCGCGCCGTCATTGTCATCCATGTCGATGCCTCCATCCCATACGCTCGCACCGCCATCCCAGATGGCGCCGGGGCAGACAAGCACCGGCACTGGCGTCCATTGCGTCCATACCGCTGTTGCTGCACGCGCCGAGCACGCCAGCGCAGCCAGCGCGAACGATGCCGCGATGTTCCGGGTTCCGGTGCCGGTCGCGAACGCCGTCCCGGTCAGGGCGGCCAATGGTACGGCCGCGGTGGCTTTTGCGACGACTCGTACCGAGCCCGCTGCGCTGAGAACGCCCAGCGGTACGGCCGCACTCGCCTTGACAACGACTCCGACCGAGCTGGCCCCCAAAGCCGCACCCAGGACAGCCGAGACGGAGCACGACCGGCTACTCGCCGAGGCGAGGGGCGCAATCCGTGAAGGCCGCGGCAGGCAATACGCCGGGCTCGTCGTCCGATAGACACCGCCCATCGTCTACCCGCTGCCGCCGGCTACTGCATCTCGCGGAACTTCACGCTGGCGTACCAGGTCTGCGCGCCAGGCGCGGTCAGGAACTTCAGCCCGACGATGCCGCCCTGCGGCACGCGGATGCGTTCCTCGGGCGTGGGCAGCCAGGTCCACGTGCCGTTGACGATGTTGAAGCACTCGTCGACCAGGATGTCGCCGTCCGTGCCCTCGGCGGTGGCGGTGATGCCGGTGGCGGTGGTGCCGCCGACCGCCAGCGACGCCGGGTCGCCGGGGTTCAGCTTCAGCGGCGTGGCGCTGGTCACCGTGGCCGCCGCCGATTTGCGCACGATGCCGATGCGCTCGATGGTCGATGTGGTCGACCCACGCTGGCCGATCGATGCGCGGAGGATTTCCAGCGCGCTCGCCCCGGCCTTGATCTGGATCACGGTGATGGCGGTCGATATCGACACGCCGCCGTTGCGGACCTCGTAGACATAACCTTCGGCCATGGGTCACATCCTCAAATGCGTGGACGGCTCGAAGCGAAAGAAGGGCGGGAACGGTCCGCCGGCCGCGGACTGGAATTCCCACGCGCCGATGTCCCGCGCCGATCCGGACACGGACTGCCCGACGATGTCTGGGTCGCTGCCCGTGCCAGCGTCGATCAGCGCGGCGCCGGACTTGAGCCGGAAATCCCGCGTCGAATCCGCGTTCGACTCGAACTGGTCCGCGTAGGTCAGCGACTGCTGGTTGCTGGAGCCGAACCCGATGGTCAGGTCCGACCCGTTGTGCGAGCTGCCGGCCGCGAACGTGCCGATGTTGAAGCTGTTGAACCCGAACCCGGCGCAGCCGGTCAGCGTGACCGTGCCGCCGCTCTCCTTGCGGAACACCGCCCGCGTGGACGACACGCCCGAGACGGTCACAACCGTGCAGTTCTTCACGTTCACGGTTCCGGGGTAGTCGAACGACATGCCGGACCCGTTGCTGCGGAGAATGACGACCAGCCTGTCCGCCGTTCCCGCCCGCAGGGCCGCCAAGCCGACATATGCCCCCAGATCGTTTCCGCCGGAGCTGTTCTCGAGTATGCAGCGCTCGTACAGCGTGCCGGAATACGTCGCTGTTCCCATGGCCAGGGCGGCCTTGCCGGAGGAGGAGCTCACCCGTATCTGCAGGCCGATGATTTTCATGTGATCGGCCTGGAAAACGAAGCAGTGGTCGAAACTGCTCGTGCAGTTTATCCCGAACCCCTTCGACTGGTCGTAGCGCAGCGGATTGGTCGCCTTGTCGGCGTGATCGTAGAACGCATGGCCGCTGGCCGGCCGGATCGTCACGGTGTTCGTCGCCGAGGTCGTGAAGCCGGTGAACGTCACGACGGACGAGACCGTCATCTCGCCGTCGTTATAGCACTCCCCGATTTCCGGCTCGCTCAGCGTGTCCAGCCCGTCCAGGTAGGACGCATAGGACGCGAAGGACGTGTAGTCCCGCGAGCCGGTGCCGATGGATTTCGTTGCCATCAGCCGATCACCTCCGTCGGGGCAACGACATTCGCGTTCTCCAGCGGCACGACGGCGACTTCGGCGGCCGCCACGGCCGCGCCGGAAGCCAGCGGGACGGCCCGGTCCGGCTGTTCGAGCGGCGCCAGCCCGGCCGCCGCCTCGATGGCGTCCAGATCCAGCGCCACCTTGCGCTTGCGCGGGTAGGTAGCCTCCGACAGGAACAGCTTCTCGTTCAGGAACTTCGGGTCGGCCTCCAGCAGGTATGCGTAGTCGGCCGCCGGGCCGGGCGCCTCGACCACGCGCCACCAGGCGCCGTTCTCCACGTCGTGACCCAGGAACTCGCCGTCCTCGCGCACCTCGACCACCATCCCGCGCTTGTACTTCCGTGCGTTCCGCACCGGGTCTGCGCAATCGTTATCCGGCTTGGCCCACACGACGATGCGCGCCATCAGCCGTAGGCCCCTTCCCAACCGGTGTATTCCTGCACCACGTCGCCCTGCGGCGTGCGATGCGCATAGACGCACCACACCTCGGTGTCGTCGGCGGTGGCCTCGATGCGGTGCCACACGTCCTTCTTCACGAGGAAATGCGCCGGCGCACTGAAGCTGCGCTCGATCTCGCGGCCGTCCGGGAGCCGGGCGTTCACGCGCACCGCACCCTTGAAGACGATGCTGGTATGGTCGAAGCGGTGCTCGTGCCCCTGGCACGCCTCGCCGGCGCGGGCGAAGCGCATCGGGCGGATGAATATGTTCCCGCTGACCCACTCCATCAGGCATTCCCGTCGGTCAGGGTCCAGGACGTGATCTGCACGGTCTGGCCGGCGTTGATCGAGGTATTGTCGATTTCCATGTCGCCGCCGCCGCCGGTGGCCGTCACGGTTCCCTGCATGTGGCAGGTCGTGCCGGCCGAATCGTACAGCCGGAAATGCCCGGCCGTGCCGGTGTTGTCGGCCGACGAATCCTGGATCGGCGTGCCGGTGAAGCTCTTGCTGCCGCTGGAGGCGTTCGCCGCCCAGTCCGACGCCAGGTTGAACGTGGCCAGAACCGTGCCGCTGTCGGCGGCGGCGCAGTTCGACGGCGGCGAGCCGGTCCTGATCTTGACGATGGCCGACGTGCCGACCGTGGTTTCGATGGCGTCGAGCCGCGCGTTGCGCACGGCGGTGGACAGTTGGATGGCCATGGGTCAGGCTCCTCGATATTCGGTCATCACCCGCCTGGGCGTGACGCCCGCCTTGTTGCGCCATTCGGCGTTGCGCAGCTGGTCGCCAGCCGCGTTCAGGAGCGACCGCCACGTTTCCAGCCGGGCGTCGTTCGCCAGGTACGGCTCGGCCTGCATCAGCGTGCCGTAGAGATAGATGTCGGGATGCTTCTGGATCAGCCAATTGCCGCTTTCGCCGGCATTGGCCAGATCGAGCCGGCGATAGTAGTCGATCTGCACGGTCAGGCCGTCGGTCGGGGTCGGCCACAGGCACAGCGCCGCCTGGATGTCGGACCAGTAGCGCGGCGTTCCGCTGACCTGCGGATCCTGCGATTCGAACTGTTCCGGGTTCAGGTACTGCAGGACGGTCGGCGGCGTGCCGTCGATCTTTATGTATCGCAGCTCCACCATGTCGGTCGGCCACGAATACAGGCGCTGGCCGCCGACCGTGGTGCAGTAGGCGCGCTGCTCCATGTCGCGGACGCGCAATTCGCGATTGGCGGCCGACTCGAACAGCGTCACGAACTCGGGGATGCGTGCGCTCAGGTCGTCGCGCGCCAGCCAGTTCGCGGCGGCAACCAGCAGGTCGTTGTAGTTACCGATCGCCATCTCACACCTTGCCCGGCGACGTGCGCAGATGGCGCCACTCGGGGTCGTTCAGCAGCCGCTTCAGCAGCGCCTCGTTGCCCTTGGCCAGCGGATCGACGCCGTACCTGTTGATCCACTGCATCTGCACGGTCACAGGAATCGACGCCACGCGCCGCCACTCCCGGGAGCGCGAATAGCCGTCGCCGTGGTTCTGCAGAGCCTTGTTGCGCTCGACGATAGGCTCGACGTCCTCGAAACGGCGGATGGCGAAGCTGCCGTCGCCGTGGAAGATCAGCTCCTCGCCGATCCCGTCTGGCGTCATCTCGACGAAGCGGCGAATCGTCATGTGCGTCTCGCTGCCTCCGGCCCTCTCCCGATCTTCCGGATCACGCTCAGAACTCCACCGGCACCACGTTGACCAGGGTAGACGACGTCTCCTGGATATGCGCGAAGTGCGTGCAGGACTTCACCGCGAAGATCACCGGCGATCCGGGACCGACCAGGATGTCGTTGGACGTCGCGGTAACGCCGGACGTTCCGAACTTGATGTAGGCGGTCGCCTTGGCGGTGACCATCACGAAACGCGCGCGGCTGCCGTCGGCCGCGTTCGGGATGGCGGCGCTCGCCGAGGAGGCGCCGGTGGTGACGGTCGTTCCGGTCGCCACCACCGCGACCGCCTGGAAAAGTGGCGCTGCCATGACGTCACGCCGGGTTCAAGAAGACGGAGATGACGCCGGTCGCGCTGGTCAGCGTGCCGGTGAAGTCGATGGCCAGCGCCTGGCCGGCTTCGACGATCAGGTCGCTGGGCGTGGTCGACAGCGTCAGGGTCTGGTTGGTGTCGGCGGTGCCCTTGAGGTTGAACGATCCGCTGTGCAGGGCGGTGCCGGACGCGATCGCCGTGCCGCTGGACACCTTGCGCACGACGGCGGTCACGGAGCCGGAGTCGGTGCCGGCAACGGTCACGCGCCCGACGATGCCCTGCACGATCATCCGGCGCGGCAGCACCGCGATCACCTTGTCGACCGAGGACGCGGTGTACTCGCCGGCGATGACGACGAATGCGCCGCTGTCCAGGTTGTAGCCCTCGAGCCCCATCGAGCCGTCGGCGAGCTGCTTCATATTCACGCCCATCGGGCGATCTCCTTTCGTGTCAAAACAGGGCGGGGCGGCCCGCGAAGGGCCGCCCCGGCAGAAGTTACGAGGTCGTCAGGTCGGCGACAATGCCGCTGGACGCCTGGTTGCGGGCCTCGAGCGTGTACTCCGCCAGCACCATGGCCTTCTCCGCGTCGCCGGTCCTGGCGAGGTCGATGGTCTGCATCTTGCGCAGATAGGCCACCGCCCACATGCTGGTGTCGAGCACGTGGCAGTCGCGCTCGCGCGAGAAGCGGTTCGCCACGATCTTGTGCGTGCCGAAGTCGCTCTCGTACACGTCGACCGCTGCCACCACGCGACGGTCCTCGCTGCGGTCGATGCGGGTGGCATTGCCAGTGAAGCCGCTGATCACGGTCTTGTTGAACGGCCCGACCATGATGAGGTCCGGATTGCCGCCCTGCGTCCAACAGGACTGGATCACGGCCTTCAGCATCGACTCGGTGAGCGGACGCTGCGTTCCGTCGGTCGCCGCCGCCGATGCGGTGCCGTTCGCGCCGCCGGACCCGCGGTTCGTGTTGGTCGAGTACCAGCCGCAGAGCGGGCGCAGCGCCCGCGCCGTGCCGGTGCCGGCGCCGCCGCCGCCCGGCGAGGACGGGTGCGAGGTCGGCACGGGGGTCTGGTTATTGGTCAGCACGAACTCCATGTCGCGCTTCAGCTCGTTGGTTCGGCGCGTGAGCTGATAGACGATCTCGCGCTGACGGCCGGCCTTGTCGACCACGTCCTGCGTGCCGGTCACCGAGCAGGTCTTGTAGCTGATCTGCAGGGTGTTGTTTAGCCGGGTCGTGTATGCCGCGGCATCGAAGGTCGTGATGTCGTCGCCTTCGAGCTTGGCGTTCGCGCCGGCCGTAGCCAGCGTGTCGGTCTGCCACTCGTGGAAGGTCGATGTGGCCTTGGTTTTGCCGATGGCGCCCATGAAGGGCGTTTCCTTCGGCGCTATGTTGTAGATCTTGTCGCTCAGGTCCTCGCGGTTTCCAACAGACGAGAACGTCAGTGCGGTATTTGCAATGATGGCCATTCGTTCTATTGATCCTCTTCGAGATGCGCCAGGACAGACTCGACCATGTCGTCGATGCGTCCGGTCCGCAGCGCGTTGCGTTTGAGCGCGGAGAGCCGGTCAGAGCGCCGGACCACGCTTTCGCGCGATGCCAGCGGCACCTGTGTTCGCGAGGCCTCTCCTGTCCTCTTCGACGACAGCCGTTGCCTCGCCTGGTTCAGCCGCCGGAACTGCAGCGCATCGTGAAAGACACGCACCAGCCGGTGGTCCACGATCCGCGACTGCTCGTCGGACGAAAACCCCACGGCAGAGGCATAGGCCGAAAGTTCTGCGGCGATTACCGCTCGCCTTGCAGGATCAGCCAGTTCTGGCATCGCTTGCAGCAGCGCCCGGCGCTGCTCGCCGGTATAGGCCGCGAAGACATGGGCCCGGATGGCATCCTCGCGGGCCGCCATCTCGCGGCGCAGGTTCCGTGCCTGCTCCAGCCGTGCCGCTCGCCGGTCGTACTCCGCCCGCTTCTGGGCGTAGACCGCCGGCTGCTCGGCAGCCAGCCGCTCCCAGTCCGTCGCCTTCCCCTCGGCCAGCACGGGGTCGACGGCTTCGGCGTCGGCGATGAAGGTGTCCAGCACCTCCTTCAGCCTTGCGCGCTCGGCTTCCAACTCCCGGCGGTGTTCCGCCAGGGCCGCCGTCTTGCGCGAATAGTCGCGCTGCCGCGAGTAGCCCTTGCGCAGCTCGTCCAGCGTCACCCGCTCGGTCCGGCCGTCGACGACGACCGCGTGCAGGGGCTTGCCGGTCAGCTCCGCGACTGCTTCGGCAACAGGGTCGACTGGCGCATCGTCGGCTTCCGTCCCTTCCCCCGGCGATCCTTCGGCGCCGGGTCTGCCATTGGCTGGATCGGACGGCGCGCCGTCGGCCGCGTCAAGCGGCGTTGATTCCGGCGGCGTGTCCAGCTTGGCCACGATCGACTCCACGACGCCATGCAGGCTGCGGGAGTCCGCGGGTGGGCTCGCGCCCGTGTCCGCATCCAGGTACATCTAAGATATCTCCGTCGCGATGGAACTCTCGAACGGCCGGTTACGGCGGATCACCGGCGGCGGTGCCGCCCGAACGGCGTGCGGCCGCGTCGTGGGCGCGCCCAATCCTCTCGCGCTTGGCCAGCCGGCCCTCTTCGACCAGCAGGTGCAGTTCCTGCTTCAGCGCGCCCAACGCGCTGAGACGCAGGTATAGCCACTCGCGCGCCTCTGTCTCCGGCGTCGCCGACGCGCGCCAAGCCTCGACGATATCGCGTTCCAGCCGGGCAAAGACCTCGGCCAGCGCCGGATCCGCCAGTGCCCTTGCCGCCAGCCGTCCGCGGGTTTCCGTGGCCATGTCGCTGTCGCCCGTGGGCAACCGCATCACCTCGTCGATCATGCTGCACCTCGTTGGCTGGTGGCCGGCGCCGGCATGCCCGAAGGCACGACCGGCGCCGGCCCCGCGGCCGCGCTCGCGCCCGGTGGCATGTCCGGGACGCCCCGCGCGAGCCCCCCAGGAGACAGGCCGCGGGTCATGCCCTCCGGCATGCCCATGGGCGGCGCGCCGAACTTGAGCGCCAACTCCAGTCGCCTCAACGCGATCTCGTCCTCGTGCTTGCGAAGTTTCAAGGCGATCTCGGCGTCCAGCTTGCGATTCTCCAGCGCCACGCGCGCCTGCGCCTCCATCGCCACCGGATCGACCGGCGGCGGCGCGGGGAGCGGTGGCGGGACAAGGCTGGGGTCGTTGAAGAAGCCCTGCGCCGTCTTGACGCCGGCATTGTGGACGATCTTCGAGGCGGTCTCGTAGAGATTGCGCAGCGAGACCAGCGCACCGTCAGGACCGCCCTGAAGCTGCATCGCCTGCACCTGCTTGTCCCAGATCGCCAACAGATGGCCAAGCTGCTGGTCGCGGTTGCCCGTGCCGAGCCCCACCGAAACGCCGACGTCCATCTCCGCGTTCCAGGCGCGCGGGTCGACGGCGATCCACTGGTTACGAAGCCTGACCACCCGCGCCTTGTCTTGGTGTCGAACCAGCAGGCGCAGGATCAGCCGGAACGCGCGCCGGACTCCTGTCTCTGCGAAGATGCGCGCGATCAGCTCGACGCGCATCGCCGCCGCGCCCATGATGGCGTTGATGCCGCTTGCCGTCTTGTTCAGCGAATCGGCGTCCAGACCCTGGTTGTATCGCGTCGCGCCGCTGCGGTTCTCGCGCACCGTGTCGAGGTACTCCAGCGCCGGAAAGGCGTGCTGGAAGACGGGCGGCACGGCGATCTCGCGCATCGCCCCGGCCTCGCGCACGCGGATGTAGCCGCCGGGCTTCGATGACAGGAAGTCGTCCAGGTTGACCTTGCCCTCGACGATCTCGGTGCGCGCGTTGTTGACCAGGTACAGGTTGTCGAGCATCTGGCGGAGGATCGCGGACTTGGTGAGCTGCACGTCCATCACCTTGTCCGCCACGCTCTCGCCGTGGAACTTGTGCGGGATCGGATAGGGCGACCATGCCGCGAAGGGGTGGTCGTCGACCTCGTGATCTTCCAGCAGCAGTTCGGCCTGGTCGCCGGCCACGGTGATCTTGCGGTACTCCGCGATCCCGTCGCCGTCGGCGTCGAGCGGCAGGTAGCATTCGCTCACCCACAGCTCGCGCTGCGAATCGTCGGCCGTATCCCCGCCGCCAGCCGGCGATCCCTCGGGCCGCGCCCGTTCCTGGCGGTCCCAAGCGCGATCGAGCGCCCCTCCCTCCCCGGCGGCAATCGCCATCACCCTCGTGCGGTCATAGCCCATCGCCACCAAGTCCGACACCGTGCGGCGGCAGCGATGGGCGCAAAACGGCTTATCATCCAGGGAGACGCGCTCGCCGTCGGTCAGGAACTCCTCGGGCGGCACATTGCGCACGAGGATGCGGCCGCCTTGGATCGTGCGCCGCAACGCCACCCGATAGGTGGGCGGCGTGCCGGCCCCATTCTCCTCGCGCTCCTGCTCCACCATTTCGACCGCCGGGTCGAGGCGCAGGAAACCTACCTCGTCGGCCGTCAGCCCCGAATAGTCCTCGCGCACCGATTCGGTCGCTGACTCCCACCACACCTTTACGACGCCGACGCGCCCCAGCAGCCCATCCTTGATCCAGTCGTGGAAGACGCGGAATCCCGGGTTGTCGACCGCCCAGACATAGTTGGCATAGTCCGTTGCCTGGTCGGCGAGCCGCTCATCCTCGGGACCCTTGGGTTCGAAGCGCACGACCTCCTCGCCACTGACGAAGGGACGCAGGATCGCCGGCAGCATCCCGTCGACGACCTCGGCCACATCGCGGCTCACGATCTGCGATCGGCCGTCGACCTCGTTGCCGAACTTCTCTCCCCGGTAATAGCGCAACGCCTTGGCGCGATCGCGGGAAAGGGCCGATCCCTGCCAGCTCAGGGCGCGCTCGATCTTTCCCGCGACGATGGCGCGGATCTCGGCTTCGGTCTTTGCCTTCATGCGTTGCTCCGCGGTTGGATTGGGTTCCCCATGTGTCCCTGCGCGCCGGGTCGACGGCGTTTGCGCGGCGTCGGCCGCCGGTCGGTCTGGCCGGGCGGCGTCGGCGCCGGCAGCCTGACACCGCGAACAGACCGGACAACCAGGATCGCCGCTTCCGGACGGTGGCGGAAGCGCAGCCGTGCCAGATCCGCCGCTTCCGCGCCGTTCCGCGCTTCGACGTAGATGGTGACCCGCCGCCGGATGCGGCCATGCCGCAATGGCCGCGTGGTCTCGACCGAGACCGCGTACAGCATCGACTCCTCGCCAATGATGGTGCGCGCGCGGAGAGCCCCGGGCTGGCGCGCGGTGGCACCGGCACGCAGCTCGTCGAGGGGGGCGGCGCGCAAACGAAAGCGCCCGCCGCGGTTTCCCGCCGGCGGGCGCAATTCCCGATCTAGGAATAAAGCCTAGCACAGGATCATCCTGCGCTCAATATGCATACCGCATAATGTTTCCGGCGCCCCCGCCTGGTGGCGTCTTTCAGACGATGTAAGCCGTGTCGAGCGCGCGGCTTGGCGTCCACCATCCCGGGCGGTTGGTCGCATTGCCGGCAAAGGTCAAGCAGAAGGCATCCGCTCGGTCTGGCGACCGCAGCCCGCGGCGCTTCAACTCCGCTTTCGACTCGACACGCAGCTTCCCGGACGATTCCACCGTGTAGCGCGGGCTAGTCAGCTCGCCGACCAGCGCTTCGTCCGCGGGCAACCGGCAATCGCGCGCCTCCAGCCATGCCCGCGCCTGGAACCACAGCTGGTCCCGCAGGCGCAGATAGCGCTCCCGTGCGGCCGGCGCCTCGGCCACGTTGATGGCGCGCGCCGGCAGTCCCATTTCCCGCAGTCGGTCCGCGACCCCCGCGCCGATGCCGATCGCGTCGATGAGAATCTCGGCAGGCCGTCCTGCCGGTCCGGCCTTGCCCCACTCCTCGCGGATCAATCCGACCACCTGCATCGTATCCTTGCCGCGCCAGGTCTTCACGGGCTCGGGCACCGTGTTGGCCACCCGCTTGGCCAACGCCGTGGCGTCGTCGCCGTAGCGCGCCACATCGACGCCCCACAGTGCCCGGTCCGCGACGGGCTCGACATCGCGCATCACCGCCGACTCGGCCAGATCGAGCGCAATCACCCGGTCGTCCTCCGCGCGGGGAAACTCGCCGAGGACCCTTACGCGATAAATGTTGCTGTCGGCGCCGTAGGAGGCCGCCATCCCGGCCACATAGTCTTCCGTGACCCGGCCGCTTTCCGCGCAAGGCACACGCCGCGTCCACCAGCGGGCGCGGTCGGCCGTGAAGGCACGATGGAAATAGCCGTCGCCACGCGTCGGATTTCCGGCCATCACCACCAGCGCACCGGACGTCGACATCGCCCCCTCCGCCACTTCGAAGACGGCGTCGTCGACGCCCGATGCCTCGTCGATCAGGAAAAGGAGGCTGTCGGCGTGAAACCCTTGCAGCGCCTCGGGTTGATCACGCCGGCTGGTGCGCGCATAGGCGGTGCTCCGCCATGGCCTGAAATCGATGCGATCGGCCCGGATCGCGATCGCGTCGGCGATCGCGGGCAGGCGCTCGCCGAGCGCACGATGCCATTTCGCCGCTTCGCCCCACAACAGGTCGACGAGCTGGTGCGATGTCGGCGCCGTGGCGGGTATCTTTGCATCGGCGTGCGTGATGCCGAACCACAGCATCAGCCAGGCTTCAACCGCCGTCTTGCCGACCCCATGCCCGGAACGGATGGCCAGGCGCCGCCGGCCACCGGCGATCGCCGCCAGTACCTCGTCCTGCCACGGCTCGGGCTTCACCCCCAGTGCCTCGCGCACGAAAAGGCGGGGGTCCTCGCCCCAGGCGTTCAGCGTGCGGGCCAGCGTTTCGACGTCATCCATTCCGCGGTCTCGCCCGAAGTTGCCGCAGCCGCGCCACCACCTCGTCGAGTCCCGGCCGCGATGCGCCCCCGGCGGCTGGCGCGCACCGCCCCGCCACGCGGTCGAGCAGCTCCTTCGCAGCGGCGACCTGCGCGGCTTCCGACTCGGCGTTCTCCATGAGCCAAGCCAGGCGTTCCAAGGCCTGATCGCCGTAGCGGCGCCAGCGGGCGTCCGGCGTCGCGCCCTTCACCGGTTGGCGCGGCTTCCTCGCGGCCACCGCCCTACAATCCGTAATGCTCGGCGAGTACGTCCAGTCCCCGGCGCAGGATCTCCATCGCGGCGTGGCCGCCGACCGGAAGCTCCAGGCAGCACGCCGATATGACTTCGTTGGACGCAATGCGCCCGACCGCGGCGACGGCGCTGGCGACCCGCCGGCGCGCCTGGGTGCGATCGGCGGCGGGATCGGGCATGCCGCCGCAGTCGATCAGGTCCCGATAGCTCGCGACCATGCGCGGCTGCATGCGCGCATGGTGCCAGTCGCGCGCCAAGCGCACGCCCGCTTCCAGCTGCCGCTCGTCGATGAGCCGCCGGTTGGCATAGCGTTCGAGTGGCGGCTGCACGCGCTTCACCCGCGTACGGACGCCGTCGACCTCGATCTCGTCGGTGATGAACGCGTCATGCTGCCGGCGGTAGCGCGAAGGCTCCGCCGCGTCGCTTGCCCGTTTTGTCTTCATCAGACGCCACCCTCCATCCCGTCACCCGCCGCCGACCCATCCGGCTCATCGCGCAGCAGACGGGCCAACGGCGAGCCGATGTACGAGCTTGGCGCGGGCATCGGCGGCAAGCCGGGGTCGGGCGGGGTTCCCCGGGCGATGCGTCTGGCCTCGGCCGCGGTAACGTCGGTGAAGCGCCCGCCGGCGCGCGCCATGACGCGCGCGAGCTCCTCGGGCCGCAAGCTCGGCGGACACGGCGCGCCGACCGGACCAAGCCGGCGGCCGTGGCAGCTCCAGCCGGTACGCCGCCCGGACGCACGGATCGCGACGCGGCGCAGGCCCGTACCCGGCACCGTCCACTCGATGTCGATGAGCCCCCTACGGCACAGACCGGCGAGGGCGCGCGAGACCCCGGCCTCGTGGACGATACCCGTGGCCGCGCACAACGCCCTGTTGCTGGGACAGGGCGCGCCGGCATCGGCGGCATCGCTCAGCACCGCCAGCACGCGCGCCATCGCTTCGCCTCGCCGCAGGGTTTCCGCGTCGATGCCACGCTCGGGCGGATCCGCTGGCTGCGACGCCCCAACCGGGCTCGCAAGCGGCGCCTCCCCGCCCATTTCTCGCGCCGCGGCCGGTGCCCGGGCGCGGCCATCCATCGCTTCCCTCATGGCAAAACGATACTATAACGATCATTTTGATGCAATACAAATTGGGTTGACTTTCCCGCTGTGCGCGTTATTTTTCATCGCTGATGATGAATCCCAAGGCACAGCGCCTGCGCTGGGCGCGGCAGGCTGCCGGCTATCCGAATGCCGCCAGCTTTGCCCGCGCGGCTGCGATCTCTGAGGTCACCTACCGCGCCTATGAGAACGGCACGCGCAACCTGCCCGAAGGCGCTGCACGCGAACTGGCGCAGAAGCTCGGCATCAACTGGATCTGGCTGTTCACCGGCGAAGGCGAGCCGCGCCTGCAGCGCAAGGGGCGCGCCGGCGAGTCGGCCCCCGTATCGCCGTTCCCGCCCGCTCCGTCGGCCGGCGCGGAGGTCGACCTGGCGACCGGAATGCCCGTGCGCGGCATCGGCGCGTTCAAGCGGGATGTGCCGGTGCGCGGCACGGTGGTTGGCGGGGCCGATGGCGACTTCACCTTCAACGGCGATGTCGTGGACCTGGTGCGCCGTCCACCCGGCTTGGCCGGCGCAAGCTCGGTCTTCGCGCTCTATGTGCATGGCGATTCGATGTCGCCGCGCTTCGAGTCGGGCGACCTGGTGTTCGTCAATCCGGCACGCCCACCGACTCCGGGCTGCGACGTGATCGTCGAGATGGTCGGCAGCACGCCGGAAGCATCGGGCCCGTGCTACATCAAGCGCCTTCTGCGCCGCACCGCCGACAAGGTAGTGCTGCGCCAGTTCAATCCTCCGCCCGGCGAGAAGCAGGATTTCGAGCTCGACCAGAAGAAGATCCGGAACCTCTGGCGCGTCCTGACGCCGGCCGAGCTGCTTGGGCTTTGA